AGATTACGCTGATATGTGTTTAGCTATATCAGCATTAAAACAAAGCGAATCTGAGCAATTTGAAGCGATTGCAAACGGTGTTATTCGAGAGACCTCTACAACTCGAATGAATACAGCACAGTTCACTGAGTATCTAAATTTAATTGAAGCATTTGCGCTTAAAGAGTTTGGTTTGGTTTTGCCTGTACCTGATGATTTGAAGTATTTGAGAGAACAGTAAGAGGTGGGCATGAAACTCACACAAGAGCAAGCTGCACTAGCTGATGGGTTGAATGGTCGTCAAAAGCTGTTTGTGTTTGGATTGATGAGTGGAAAGACTCAACGACAGGCATATTATGACGCAGGTGGTACAGCTAAAACAGATCAAACAGCCGATGCGTGTGCAAGTGAAATCCTAAGTAATCCTAAGGTGAAAGCGTTTTATGACTCACTGATGGATAAGGCTGCTGAAGAAGCACAAGTTGACGCTACTTATGTTCTAAAGCGCCTAGTCGAAATCGACCAGATGGATGTCTTAGACATCATGGATGACGACGGCAATGTTAAACCGTTGCGCGATTGGCCTAAGATTTGGCGTCAATACATATCAAACATCGAAACAATCAGCATGGATGATGGCGAAGGTTGGCTTAAAAAGATCAAATGGCCCGATAAAGTTAAAAACCTCGAACTGATTGGCAAGCATGTTTCGGTTGGGGCGTTTAAAGACAAGATTGAGCATACAGGCGACCCAAACAACCCAATCAATATGAGTTTAAAGGTGGTATTCGAAAATGATGGAGAAACGAGTACCAAGTAAATTTAAGCCGCTTTATACGCATCTAAAAAACAACAAACTGTTTTACGTTTATCACGGCGGCCGTGGTGGTGGTAAGTCATGGGAAATTGCAGACTTTTTGCTGATCGAGGGCGCAAAACAAAAGCATCGTATTCTTTGCTGTCGTGAAGTTCAGAAGTCAATTAAACAGTCTGTGCATAAACTCTTATCAGATCGAATTGCTGCATTGGGTTTAGGTCACTTCTATCAGATCTTAGAAACAGAGATACGCGGCATTAACGGTACTGAGTTTAGCTTTGCGGGCTTGCTGAATCATACAGTTGAATCGGTTAAGTCGTTCGAGGGCGCAACAATCACATGGATTGAAGAAGCGCAGACAGTGAGCGCGTTCTCATTGTCTATTTTGATTCCTACAGTTGTTCGCACATTTAGGCCGATGGTTATCATGTCGATGAACCCAAAGCTACCAAGTGACGCTGTTTATTCGCAATATGTGCTTGGTGGGCGTGATGACACGGTTGTGGTGCAGATTAATTACACCGACAACAAAGAATGCCCAGATGAGTTGATTGCCCTAGCCGAACAAATGAAAGCTGATGATTATGATCAGTACGAACATATTTGGCTTGGCAAACCCAAAGAAATTGCAGATGGAGCAATCTACAAAGCAGAGTTTGAGCAAATAAAACGTGAAAATCGTATCTGCAAAGTTCCACATGATCCGAATTTACCAATCTACACTTCATGGGATTTGGGGATTTTGGACAGCACCGCGATTTGGTTCTTTCAGATTTATGGTAAAGAGGTTCGTGTCATTGATTACTATGAGGCGAACAACGAGCCATTGGCACATTACGCACGAATACTTGATGAGAAAACGCAAAGCTTTGGTTATCGCTATGAAAAACACTTCGCTCCACATGATATTGCAGCGCGGGACCTTTCCAGTGGTGTGAGTCGTGAGCAAACAATGGCTAATCTTGGCTATCGAATGAATAAGGGTGCAAGGCTTGGTGTTGAAGATCGTATCGAAGCAACACGCCAAATGCTTAAAAATTGTTGGTTTGATGCTGATAAATGCAAACACGGTGTCAAAGCATTACAAAACTATCGTCGTGAATTTAACGACAAATTAGAGCAATTTAAGGCAACACCCGTGCATGACTGGGCTTCACATGGTTCGGATGCATTCGGTGAGGGTGCTTTGAACATCAATAAAATGCACGAACAAAAGAAACCATCCGCACCACTTTTAAAGAGCGCTTCAAGTTGGCAGAGATAACACATGAGCAAAGACAAAAAACAACATGAGCAAATCTTGGCTGATGCTAAAGCATTCAAAAAAGAGGCGCAGGACTACTGGCAAGAAACTTTCGACCGTGGTCACGATGATAAAGAGTTTGTAACGGTTGAAGGTGGTCAATGGGACGCTAAAGCACGCGCAAAGCGTAAAATTGAAGGTAAGCCTACACTTGAGTTTAATTTGCTTCGTACGTTCGCTATGCAGCAAATTAACACCATGCGTCAGAACAGACCGCAAATCCAAGTCGTTCCAGTTGATAACGGTGCTGATACTGATATTGCTAAAATTCTCGGCGGTCTAATCAAAGATACTGAAGAAGCGAGCAATGCAGAAGATGCAACCGATCAGGCAGCAGAAAATGCTGTCTTTGGTGGTTTAGGCTTCATTCGTTTAGCGACTGACTATGTGAGTGATGATTCATTCAATCAGGAGCCGCGATTCGTTCCGATTGAAAACCCCGAAGCTGTTTTACTTGATCCACTTTCCAAGCGTCTTGATGGATCCGACGCGACTAAGTGCTTGGTTGTCGAATGGGTGAAGAAAAGCGCAGTCAAGGCTCAGTATGGTGAAGAAGCTACTGACTTTGAAATTGAGGGCGCAACAGACTGGGAGAACAAGCCAGACGACACAGTTTTAATTGCTGAGTATTTCTATAAAGAAGATATTAGTGATGAGCTGTTATTGCTTGAAGATGGCTCAACTGCATTCAAGTCTGAACTAGCAAAAGAATGGCATGAAGAAGATATTGAATCTTTCACTGTTGAATCACGACCAAGCAGGCGCACTGAAATCAAGTGGGCGAAAATCTCAGGCAGTAAAGTTTTAGAAACTGGCGTTTTCCCTGGTAAGTTTATTCCAATCGTTCCAGTCTACGGTGCAGTGAACTGGATCGGCAACGAGCGTCATGTATTCTCATTAATTCACTTTGCTAAAGATCCACAACGACTGTTCAACTACTGGAAGTCAGCCGAAGCACATATTTTACAGAAGAACCAAGACGATATTTTGGCTGTAGAACATGAAGCGATTGCAGGTTTTGAAGATGAATGGCTGAATCCTGGCAGATATGGCGCTTCTCGTTATCGTTCCCGCGATGAAAACGGTACACAGTACGCAGCACCACAACGAATTGGCGCAGCACAACCACCAGCAGGGATTCTAAACGCCACAGCAACATCACAGACGCTTATTTCCGACACGTTGAATATGCACGCACCGCAGATGGGTCAGGATGTTAATGCACAGTCAGGTCGAGCAATTGGCTTGCTACAGCGTCAAGCAGATACAGCACACTTCCACTTTCAAGATAACTTAAATAAATCATTGCGTCAGTGTGGTCGCATCTTGGTTGATCTATATCCGCGCCTTTATGACACGCCTATGGTCCGCAGAATTATTGGTGTGGATGGTGAAGAAGAAATGGTCAAGCTTAATGCTCAACCTGAAACACCAGACGAAATGAGCAAGGCTATTGATGGTGTGTTAAACAACCTTTCGGTTGGTCGCTATGACGTTCGCATTGATACTGGTCCAAGCTTCAATACTCAGCGTGAGCAGTCATTCCAATTACTCATGCAGGTTGCGCAGTTCGCACCAGGCGTCATGCAGTCAGCAGGCGATTTGATTATCAAAGACTCGCCACTGGTGAACGCTAAAGAGATTGCAGACCGCATCAAAAAGACTATGTTGCCGCAATTGCTTGAAGATGACCCAAGTGTGCCGCCAGCGGTTAAAGCTCAGGTAACGCAGATGCAGCAGCAAATGCAAGAGCAGGCACAGCAAATACAGCAGATGGCTCAGCAGCTACAAGACAAACAAGCGGATCGAGAGATTGAACTGGTTAAAGCACAACTTCAAGCCGAAAAAGATATTCAGGTCGCTCAGATTAATAATTCTGGTCGTGCCGATGTTGAGGAATTGCGCGGCATTGTCGAACTCTTAAAACAGAATATCGATATCACTAACACACCAGCGGACTGGCTCGCACAGGGTGAGGACGTTGGTAGTTATGATGTAAACCAATCGCAAGACTATCCGCAGCCTATGGAATTTGAGCAGCCCATAGCGCCAGCGCAAGACATTGAAAGCCCTCCAAGTGAGGGTTTTTTAATGCCTGAACAAAATGCTCTACCTAACTTCGCTCCCGATCCTGATCAAATTGGGGAAAGCGCATTGATCGATGAAAACTTGGCATTTATGCCAAATGGAGATGGACAGAATGACGTTTGAAAGTGACGACATCGTAGATTCAGGCGCTACGGAAAACACAGCCGCAGAAGTCGAAACAGAACAAACCGAATGGCAGGCTGAATCAGAAGCTCAGGAACCTGAACAGCAGGAAACCGAGCAAAAAGAGGAAAGCGAGCAGGAAGAAAAACCAAAGCGCAATCGTGCTCAAGAGCGTATTCAGCAATTAGCCCGTGAAAAGGCTGAAATGGCTGCAAAGCTTGCTGAGTACGAAGCTAAGGCTAATCAACCTGCGCAGGCAAGTGAAGGGCCAGCAATTGAGGACTTTGAGGATTATTCAGAGTTCAAGAAAGCTGAACGAAAGTGGCTCATGGAAGAAGCTAAACGCGAATTCCGTGAAGAAATGCTGGCAGAGAAGCAGCAGCAAACACAGATTGAAAGACAGGCTGAATTTGAAGCTGTAATCACTACAGTTGCAGAAACATATCCTGATTTTGATTCTGTAGTTCAAGCGGGATTGCAGCGCGATTTGCCAATGCCGTTGACGCTGGATGAAGTTGCTTCCGAGTTTGGTTACAGCCCTGAAACACAAGTTAAGTTGCTTTATGAAATTGGCAAGAATGAAGCACTACACGAAACGCTTTCAGGCTCGTCAAAACTTAAAGCCGCTCGAATCCTGAGTGAAATCGTGGATTCATGGGAAACCAAGCCTGCGCCAAAAGTTTCAAAAGCTCCACCTCCAATTAAACCCGTTCAAGCAAATGCGCCTGCTGCTCGAAGTCCTGAAAAAATGTCGGATGACGAGTGGTACAGAGCAGAAACCCAATCAAGAAAAGGTAAATAATTTATGGCTAATCAAGTTTTAACACACCAAATGATTGCACGCGAAGCGGCTAAAATGCTAGAAGAACTAGCACCGTTTACAGCGAACATTAACAAAGGCCGCCAAGACGAATTCGGTAGCGATGTTTCAGGCTACAAAAAAGGCGACACGGTTAAAATCAAAATTCCAACGTCGGGTAAAGTATTTGATGGTGCGACTTATGCAGGTGGTGCTGCGGGTACTGATGTAATTGAAGAATCAGTAAACTTATCACTGGACACGCAAAAGCATATTGCTTTGCAGTTTGGTGCTAAAGAGAAGATGCTCGACATCACTGACTTTAAAGAGCGTATTTTACGTCCGCAAATGCAAACCCTTGCATCTGTTGTTGAAGCCGACTTGATCTCTAAAGGTGTTCTGGGCGTTCCGAACCTTGTGTCGATGAATACCGCAGGTACCAATCCATCAAACGCGCTTGCTTTAGCCCGCGCCAAGATGAATCAGTATTTAACTCCTGCTGGTGACCGTTCAGCGTTAATCACAAGCACTGCAAACGTGGCGTTATCTGGTGAAATCTCTCGTTTGCATAACCCAACTCAAGCTTCAAGCAAAGCATACCTTGATGGTTATGTGGCGACTGCTTTCGGTTCGGATCTGTTTGAACACCAATCAATCCCAACTCACACCAAAGGTACTGCTGCAACTATCACTGTGAGCGCAGCATCTCAAACTGGCAGCTCAATCACCATGACTGCAGGTACAGGCGGCACGTTGGTGAAAGGTGACGTGATTACCATTGCTGGTGTAAATGCGGTTCATCCGTTAACTGGTCAAGACACAGGTAGCTTACAGCAATTCGTTGTGACTCAAACTGTAACTGTGAGCACTGGTACAGCCGTGAAAATTTACCCATCAATCGATCCGACTGCTCCGAACAAAACTGTATCTGCATCTCCTGCATCAGGTGCGGTGGTGACACTTGCTTCAATCAATGGCGTGCAAAACCTTGCATTCCATAAAGACGCATTCACAGCAGCATTTGCACCGCTTCCAGTGATAGCTTCGTGTGAAGGTTACACAGCTCGCTTGCCGTCTGGTATTTCGGTTCGCGTGATGACGTTTGGTGATGGTAACAACGATATTGAGCGCACTCGTATCGACGTTCTGTATGGCTTCCAAACCGTTCGCGGTCTACATGCAGTTCGTATCCCGCAAGTGACTTCATAAGCCTAAATGATGCGAATGGCAGGGCTTCGGCTCTGCTTTTTTATTCATATTGAGGATTGATAAATGCAATATCCAAAAATGCTCTACAAGGGCAATCAAGAAGAATATCAAACTGTTATTGCTGATGACGAAGCCCATGAAGCGGAGTTACTTGCCGATGATTGGATTCAGTATGGCGATCTGCCGGAGCAAAGCGAAAATCAATACACAGGTGAAGCATATTCGACTGATTCAGCCGCATTAATTCCAGTTGAGCAATTTGATGCTTTAGCTTTAAAAGTGACTGAGCTTGAGAAGGAAAATGCAGAACTGCATAAAAAACTGCGCATTAAAGAGCTTGAAGATACTTCGGCGGAAGATCTGAAAGCATTACTCACTGAGCGAAATGTTCAGTTTGGTGCGCGTGACAGCAAAGCGGTTTTATTGAATCTGGTGATTGAATCGGATGGGGGTGAATAATGTCAACTCAAATCATCACACTAACCAAAACACCAGTACAGATTACAACTGGATCGGAATCTGCATTCATTCAAAGCAAGTCAGGTCGAGAGTTTAGTTTTGCGCATTCCGCAACATCACCAGGCATCACGGCTGGCGCTCACACATCAAAAGAAGTCTTTATTGCAAGTCCTTTCATCATTTGGGCTTGGAGCAATATCGAAGAACCAATTAAAGTCGCTGTATCTGTCGCATAAGGGATAACCATGATCAAAACACCGCTAAGCACCGTCATTGGCGGTGCATTTTGGACACCTGGCTGCACAGTTATTGGTGGTGGCAGCCGACCAGACAAAACCCCTTTAATGTGGAGTTTGGTTGGCACTGATTTGATGTGGAACCCGGTAAGCACAAATCTAATGTGGTCACAATAATTAATTAAGGAGTAGCCCATGGCTAATTTACCCGCAGCAAGCAGCCTGACCAACCCAAATGTCACAGAAGCAGGTTTTAAAGAAAGTCTAACCAAAGTCATAGATTACGTCGGCGGTACAACCGGAAATAATATCGAAGGCGGCAACCTCACAATCCTGATCAAAGACTCATTGCGTCAATCGGTTGAGATTGCGTCTGGTGGTGAGCAGACTGTGCTGTATACCGCTAAGGGTCAACCGACTTACATGAATATCATTCAGAAATATGATATGAGTACGATTGATGCTTCATTAAGTGGTACACACCCAGCATTTATTGTGGACGGTGTGGAAAAACCTGAAATCTTTATCGGCACGTATCAGGGTCGAATTGTTAATGGTGAGTTGCTCAGTCTGCCAAATGTAGAGCCAAGCCATAGCACTAACTATGACAACTTTTTAACAGCAGCGCGAGCGTGTGGTAACGGCCACCACTTAATCACTAATGCTGAATGGAGCGCCGTGGCCTTGCAATGCTACAAGGATAACACCCAGCCGCTAGGGAATACTTATTATGGCCGCAGTTCGGAGAACCCCTTACTTGTGGGTCGCCGTCCTGATGGTTTAGCTCCAGGAAACACCACGGGATCGGCACGCACACTGACTGGGTCAGGACCTGTGCAATGGCGACACAACGGTAAAGAAAACGGCATTGCTGATTTATCCGGTAACGTCTGGGAATGGAATTCTGGAATGCGTATTTTTAACGGTGAAATCCAGGTTATTGCAGACAATAATGCGTCAAAACTAGTGATTGATCTTGGTGCAGCTTCGACCGAATGGAAGGCAATTGATGGTGAAACTGGCAACCTGGTCACACCGGACGGCAGCGGAACCACGGTAGGCACAATCAAATATGCTGATGGCGGCACAGCAGACTACACAATCAACGGGTCTAATTTTGGTGGTATCCGAAACCTGTCAACAACCAAGCCTGTGACTGCGGCAGCTTTAGCTCGACTGAAAGCATTGTGCTTATATCCGCATACTGAAAATACCGCTTCATATAACGGTGATTACTTCGGTAAATCCATGACAGGTGAAACCCTTCCCCTCCGTGGCGGCGGTTGGTACAGCGCAGCCAGTGCTGGCGTGTTTGCCTTGAGCTTGTATTACGCTCGTTCGAGCACGCATGCGAGTTTCGGGGCGCGTCCAGCTTTCGTAAATCTGTAATCTGTCTTGTGTTATCTGTATGCGTGCGCTATCGCGCACGTTCTTAGTTTTATGAGGATTTAACCTAATGCTTAAGCTTGTATCAAACCGAAACGGCGCAGAGATTCACCAGCTCGAAGTCACACAAGATGGATGCACAATTACACCCAATATGGATGGTGTTGTGGATCTAATCAAAGACCTTAATTGCGACAAGGGGAAGATCCTAAACGCACTATCACAATTCAACCCTGATTACGTGTGGGCAGTCACCTACGAAAAACCGCCATTAAAACCATTAACACGCCGTCAATTCCGATTGGCACTTGTCATGAATGGCTTTGCTCTTGCTGATATTGAAGCGCTTATTAATCAAATCGAAGATGATATGCAGCGTCAAATTATTCAAATCGAATGGCAGGATGCTACGGTGTTTGAGCGAAATAATAGCAGTCTTTTCGTAATGGCAGCGCTGATAGGGTTATCTTCAGCTCAAATTGATGAGCTTTGGTCGCAAGGGTTGAAGCTATAGCGAACCAAATTAAACATGAACCGCCTTAGAGGGCGGTTTTTTTATTGGAGATTGACATGCTAGTCAGCAGAATTATAGAAATGTCGCTCAAGCAACTTGGTGTTCTTGCTGCTGGCGAGAGTGTGCAGGGAAATGAACTCGCAGATGCTCTGATTACACTAGAGGGTCTGCTTTCACAATGGGCCACAAAAAGACTGTATATCCACAAAGTTGAGCAAATCACTATTAACCTGAATGGATCTGCAAAGGTTTCACCAAATAACACTGATGCGCCAGATTATAAAACTTCAATATCTGGCATTGTAGAGCGTGGTTTATTGAACAGTGAGCCTGTTTATATCGTCAGAGATACCAACACCACCAAAGATGATGCAAGTGTCACTTACAGCGTAAATGGCGAGGTCTGGACGTTCTTTGGTGATGGTGAGTTAAGTTTTAAAGCTTTAACTCTGCCTTACAACATTTCAGCCAATGATGAATTGCAGTTACCACCAAGTTATGAACGGCCATTAATTTTAGCTTTGGCTTTAGATTTATCCACTATGTTTGGCGTTGAACCAACTCAAATGCTTTTAACGAATTACCGCAGCGCAACAACATTGCTAAAAGAAAGTAATTCAACTCCGCTTTATGCAAGCAATGACTTGCCAGTTGGGGGTAATCATGGTTGTTATTGATGTTCCAATAGTTGGTCAGTCGTACCACTTAAAAGATTGGGCGATTGACTGCCAGCGCACGATAAATCTATATCCGCAAGCGGTTGAAAGTGGAAATGCGCCGCAAGTATCAGCACTTACCCCCACACCAGGACTGATTAAAAAGTACGAGCTTGATGGCGGCGCAATCCGTGGCATGTATGCGCTCACAGATCGGGTGCTTGTTGTTGCTGGTGGTAAGCTTTACACGATTGACAAGATTGGTGCAGTTTTAGAAATTGGAGAAATTGCTGGTGTAAACCGTGTCACATTTGCTGATAACTCGCTGCATGTGATGATTGTTGGTGCTGCCGCATACAAATACACCATTGCTAATAATACGCTTGTCCAGATATCTGGTGAAGAATTCTTTGGTGCATCCGATGTGACTGTGCTTGATTCTCGGCTTGTTTGGACCGTGCCGAAATCTGGGCGCATTCAGTGGTCAGGCTTGCTGAATACTGAAACTACAGCACTCAGTTACGCTACAGCGGAAACCAAGTCTGATGACCTTGTGCGAACTATCGCAAACGGTGGTCAATTGTGGCTGATTGGTGAAAAGAGCACTGAAATATGGTCAAGTACCGGTGACGCAAATCTACCATTTCAGCGCATGTCGGGCGCGTTTATACCAGTCGGTTGCGTTGCCAAGGATTCAGTCTGTCAGTTTGGTCAAAGCCTTGTGTGGCTTAGTCAGAGTGATGCAGGGCGCGGTCAGATTGTCATGACGCAGGGTTATCAGGCGCAGCGTATTTCAAATCATGCGATTGAATACGAAATTGCTTCATACTCTCGAATTGATGACGCTTATTCATTTGCATATCAAGAGCACGGTCATTCATTTTTACTGATGACATTCCCGTCTGCCAAAAAAACTTGGTGCTTTGATTCGACAACAAATATGTGGCATGAGCGCAGTTTTTATAACACTGAAACCAACAAACACGAACAACACAGAGCAGCGAGCTATTGCTACTTCATGAATGCTCACTTGGTCGGTGATCGGCTAAATGGCAAGGTTTATCAGCTCACGCCAAACGCGCAGACTGATGATGGTGCTTCAATTTTACGTGAACGCATTACACCAGTGATTAATCCACACGGCACTCGATTGATTTTTAGCGAACTGGAATTGATTGCTCAGGTCGGGCAGGAAACTGGAATAGATCCGCAGATTATCTTGGACTGGTCAGACGATCGCGGAAAAACATGGTCACACAGTCAGCAGCAGTCACTCGGAAAAATCGGTGAATATGGCAAGCGCGTCATTTTTAGAAGATTAGGTCAATCATTTGGACGAGTCTTTCGTATCCGCATGAGCGACCCAGTACGGCTTGTGATTACAGGTGCTAAGGTGAAACTACGATGAAGAAGCTACAGCCGCCAATCGGCGAACCCATGATTGTAAACGGCCAGATTTCGCAAGTCTGGCTTATTTTTTTCTCAGATCTAGCAACTGCAATCAATAAGCTAAACGGATATTAATATGAGGCACTTTCACTTTTTACCCCCTGCTGATGTGAATGCCTTGGTTTTAGCGATCAAGCGCAGACCAGATCTATGGAAAGAGGACACGTTTCTGCGCGACTATCCGCAAGGCCCATTCGGTGAAATTGAATCAATTATGCTTCGTTTCCCTGAAAAACGTGTTTTCGATCAAGAAGAAGAATTGGAAAAATATAAACGCGGTGAAACGCAGTTTGATCAACATGAGAGCGTGAACTATCCAGCATTCGATATTTTGCATGAAGCGCGGTCACTGGTCTTTGGTTTGATGGCGCTGGTACAAGGTGAACGCCTTGGTCGGGTGATGATTAACAAGATTGCACCGGGTGGGCGTATTTATCCACACGCCGACACGCCAGAACATACTGATTATTACACGCGCTTTCATGTTGTTTTGCAGTCAGCACCGGGTTGTTTATTACGTGCTGATGACGAGCAGGTGGATATGCGCACAGGTGATGTTTTCTGGTTTAACAACAAACTGGAGCATGAAGTCATTAACAATTCAGCCTTTGACCGAATTTCAATGGTTGTAGATATCAAGGTGAAATCATGATTACAGCGCACATTGAAAGCTTTGAAGAAAATCTGGAATATCTCAAACCACTACTACCGATTCATTATAAAGAACTGGCCTTGAATCAGGATAAAGTGCCGCTTTCCCCGCAGTTTGACAAATACGTCGCCACTGAAAAACAGGGTGGATTGATTTTTGTGACGCTACGCAGCGCAGGTCAAATGGTCGGTTATTTCATCGGTTTTATTGCACCAGGCTTACACTACTCGACCTGCTTAACCTGTCAGATGGATATTTTTTATGTCTTGCCTGAGCATCGTGGTGGTGGCGCTGGCTTTCAATTGTTCAAATTTGTAGAGCAACAGCTTAAAAGACGCGGTGTTCAGCGCATGTTTGTCGGGTCGAAAATGCACAAGGATGCATCTTGGTTATTTGAAAAACTAAATTACACCCCTGTAGAAACTTATTATTCAGCATGGTTGGGAGATTGATATGGTAGCAGCAGCAATGGTTGGTGCGGCAGCAGTTGGTGCTGCTGGCAGTGCATACGCAAGTAAACAATCAAGCAAGGCAGCAAAAACACAAGCAGCATCAGCAGATCGAGCAAGTCAGATTCAATGGGATATGTATGATCAGACCCGTAAGGATTTAGACCCGTATAAACAAGCTGGTGATACAGCACTTAATCAATTGATGGGTCAGATGACGCCTGATGGATATTTCAACCAAACCTATACTGGTCAGGACATCTATAGTGACCCAAGTTACCAATTCAGACTACAACAAGGTCAGAATGCTATTCAGTCTAGTGCAGCGGCTCAAGGTGGCTTGTTAAGTGGTGCCACATTAAAAGCATTGCAAGGTTATGGTCAGGATATGGCAAGCCAAGAGTATAGCAATGCGTATAACCGATTCAATGCGGATCAGACTAACCGTTACAACCGACTGTCAAACTTGGTTGGTATTGGTCAAAACGCAGCGGTTCAAGTGGGTAACGCAGGTGCTCAAACAGCTCATGCGGTGGCTAATAACACCATGGCTGGGGCTAATTCAATTGCTGCTGGGCAGGTTGCAAGTGCAAACAATTGGGCAAATACAGCTAACAACCTTGGCAGCATGGCAACAAGTTACGCATTTATGAAAAATAGCGGGGTAATTTAATGGCTACACTCGACTACTCACTGCCTTTACAGGTAAAAGCCCCTGATATGATGGGGATGCTTGACCAAGGCTCACAACTTGCGCAGTTCTACACGCAGCAAAAGGCTGATGGCGAACTCAACCGCTTGTATAAAGAAACCAATGGCGACTTAAGCAAGATGATGGAGATTGGCAAAACATCGCCAATGGCACGGTTTGTCATGCCGCAACTTCAAGCACAGCAAGCAGCACAGCAAAAAGCCCTACTTGATCAGCAGAAGATTGAAGCAGATATTGGCAAAACCAAATCCGAAGCCTTTAAGAATAATCAACAGGGCGGTGGTTATGGCTTGGACAATGCCACAAAGTTAATAACATCTGCAAACCAAGCACTCACAGTTGCAGCACGGACTGGTGATCCGATGGCAGCAAGACTAGCATTAAGCAACCACCTAAAGGCAGGGTCCATCACCCCAGAGCTATATGCGCAGTTTGATGAGCAGATCAAACTAATTGGAAACGATCCTGAAGCACTCAAGAAATACGCGCAATCAATTGTCCTTGCTCAGTCAAAAGATCCTGACAAATATTTATTTAATACTGCTGATAATGTTTTAGATAATCAAACAGCAGTAGATAACAACATCCGAACCAACCAAACTTCTGAAAACAACAACATTCGCACAACCGATACAAGTCGATATTCAACGGATGTGGCTGCAAATACCGCTCAACAAAAACTTTCAATTGATCAAGCTAAAATTGAGCTAGAGCAAAAGAAAGGGGTGGTGCAGCAGTTTGGTGACAGCATGTATATGGTTTACCCGAATGGCAGTGCTGTGCCGATTAGTTCGCCTACTGGTCAGCCTGTAGTTAAGTCTACAACCACCGCAGCGCAGCAGTCAGCAAAAAGTGAGGAAAATACACGGATTCAGCGAGTTGAAACCATTATTCCTGAGATTAGAACGCTTTTAAGTAAAGCCACTGGCAGTTATTTGGGTGCTGGTGCTGATCTTCTTGCTAATACCGTCGGCATTTCAACGGAAGGTGCAAAGGCAACAGCGCAACTTAAAACACTGTCAGGCCAGATGGTTGCAGCAATGCCGAAAATGTCTGGTCCACAATCTGATAAAGATGTGGCGATGTATAAAGACATGGCGGGTAACTTGTCAGATCCAACCATCCCGATTGAAACCCGACTGGCCGCGCTGGAAACTATCGAGAAACTTAACGAAAAATACAAGGTTCTCAATAGTGGTGGAATCCCAACAACGCTTGCCAAACCCTCCAGCGGAGGAAAACCCAACGCAATGGACTTCTTTAAATAACGGATAAGCACTCGAAAGGGTGCTTTTTTATTGGGGGAAATATGGCGACATACCAACAATTGCAGCAGTTACTCAACAATCCAAACGCTCGGCAGATGCTCGACATTATTGCCAAGGCTGAGGGTGTGAAGCATGGTTATAACACTATGTTCGGCAATCAGCGCATAAACAGCCTACAGTCGCACCCAAACATCCGCAAAAGCTTTGTGCAGACTGATGGTAAATCCAATGTCACTACGGCAGCAGGTCGCTATCAGTTCTTAAAAGGCACATGGGATGGTGTGGCACGCCAGTACGGATTAAAAGACTTCTCACCACAAAACCAAGACATTGCAGCACTGGCGTTGATGGCTCAAAACGGCTCGCTTCCTTATGTCCTAAAGGGCGATTTTCAAACCGCTGTCAAGAAATCAGGCAGCACATGGGCATCACTCCCATCATCACCTTATGCGCAACCAAAGCGCTCATGGTCTGAGTTGGGCTTGGGTGGTGGTCCAGTATCACAAGCACCACGACCACAAGGCTTAACTGTTCAAGAACTCACAGCGAAGTACGGAAAACCAAAAGCGGTTGATGCTTCCGTATTCGGACAACCAAAACAGCCGCAAGGTTTAACGGTGCAGGAATTGACCGCAAAATATGGTCAACCAAAAGCGGTAGATTCTTCTATTTTTGGTGGTCAGCCCCAGCCGCAAGGCTTAACTGTTCAAGAACTCACTTCTAAATATGGTGCACCAAAGCAGGTTGATCTGTCCATGCTTGGAAAAACTTAATAAATAGGTGTTTAGATGGCGCAAATCCAAGAACAAATTGCGAATGCAAAAGCAGCAGGAATTTCAGATCAGGAAATTTTTAGCGCAATTGTAAAAAGTCCAAGATATGCAACAGGTTTTGAAAGAGCACGCGCTGCAGGTTTATCTAATGCGGATATCGCAAAAGACCTCGGCTTGGTGGTTAAGGCTGTAAATAATGCGAGCAATCGACGTAATTTCACGCCATTTGATAACACTAAAGAAACCCGAAAAGCACGTGAACAAGAGCAACTCAAGAAGCAAGGCCCTACCCAATTATGGGAGTCTGGCTTACTTGGTTTGGCTGATACTGGTGTTCCAGTGGTTCAGGCTGCTGAATATGCAGCGGATGGTATCCGTGGTGGAATTAACAAGGTTTTTGGCACTAATCTGGAAACAGATCGGTATGAGAAAATCACCAAAACCTATAAAAACACCAACGACAATCACAACGCTGTCCGTAAAGCCAACAACCAAGGCATGGATATCACTCGCATGGGTGCAAACATGCTCTTAACCGCCCCAATTGCAGGCTTAGGCGGAACACTCAAATCGGGTGTGCCGCTCGCATCAAAAGCAGGTGCGGAGTTTCTTGGCAAGAATGCCGCGCTTGGCGCTTTGGTTGGTGCGACTGGTGTGCATGAGAATAATACGCAGCGATTAAAAAGCATGGGCGCTGGTGCGCTTGGTGGTGCGATCGGCGCAGGTGTGGGGCAGAAAGTTGGTGAGGGTGTGGTTAAGGTTGCCCAGAAAGGCAGAAACACAGTCGCTAAGTTTTCAAATACAGAAACAAACCGCTTGCTACAAAGCATCGACAGTAAACTAGGAACCACATCAATCAATGTTGATGTCCACCTGAATGACGCACTAAAAGTTAAAGGCATGAAGCTATCAGATCTAAGCGACGACGTTGCAAAAGGCTTGCGTGCTGATGCTAAAAAAGCGCTTAGCTCTGGCAAAGCTTTAAGCCCTGATGCTGTTGCTCGAAAAGTTGTACTCGATCGATTGGGTATTAAGGGGACGAGAGCTCAAGTCACTGGTGACCCGAAACTTTGGCAGCAAGAGGCTGAATTGGCAAAAGTTCCAGCTGGCGATGTGCTTCGAGATAAGTTTGTAGCTGACAACAAAAAAATTGCTGAACTGTTAGATGAGTCAATTGCAGCAACTGGCGGGAAAGCCATAGATCAGTATGCTGTAGCTCAAGACGCCATGGAAACCCTAACTGATCGCTACGCTAAAAATAAGGAGTTTGTTGGATCTGCTTATGATATTGCTCGAAACACCCAGGGTAGCAATGCTGTTTTGGATGGGAAAGCATTTGCACAGGAAGCGAATGACATACTTGAGCAAAATTACGCAAGCATGAGTCTGCCTGCTAGTGTTAAAAAAATGCTCAAGGATGTCGAGGAAAATCCTGAGATGTTCACACTAAACAAAGCAGATGAATTTATTAAATTGCTCAATAGCGAGTACAAGTCAGCACTTAAGCCGGTGACAGGTGAGGGTACCAGCACAAGCCGAGCAATTGGATTGGTGCGAGATGCCCTAAATAATCGCCAAGCACAGGCATTGGATGGACTCTTAGGTAATGATTCAGCTGTAGCATACAAGTTCGCAAGAGATGCTTATAGGGCGAACACTCAGCTTAAAGAGCAGATACCAATACTCAAGGATGCTCTTAAGGATGTTAAGCCAGACAAGGTGTTTCAAAGTCGAATTCTTGGTGGGAATGTAGATGAGTTAAATAAAACCATCGAGGTCTTGTCTGCAAACAATCCTCAAGTTGTTCGTGATATTAAGCAGCAGACTTTGGAATATATTAGCAATCAAGCAATCAAGCAGAATGGGCAGCCAAGCCCAGCAGCTATGAAGTCTGCTCTTGATAAAATCGGTGATAGAAAGCTTTCAATTCTATTTAGTCCTGATGAGGTTAGACGCATAAAAGATATTGGAATGGCGATGGAGTACCTCGTAACACAGCCAGCACATTCTTATGTGAACAACTCAAATACATCTGCTGGATTAATGAATTACTTTGGTAGGTTTATTAAGTCGGCTGGCGATTTGGGGCAGTATATTCCTGTTATTGGTAATAACATAGTTCAGCCACTACAGGGAGCTGCTACCCGAGTTGGTGTGTCGAGAGCAACTAGTGGTACCGCATCGCTTGCAGGAAAGACCAATCTTCCGGTTAGCAAAATCAGTCAATCAATAGTAGATCAGCTCAGAAAAGCAGGGCTCATTAGTGGGGCTAATCTGCAAGACTGATAATTAGTGAGGCTGTGAGCAAACCAGTAATAGAGAGGAATACTAACTTGGTTGTAAGATCTGTTTCCTTAAATTCTTTAATGTATTTCTCTCTGTTTTCAAACATGCTTGCCGCAAGGCTTAAAAGGTATAAAAAACCATGCCACGCGACAAGCGCAACAACAATCACAGCAAGCAGTGCAAGTGCCCAACCGATATTGCTAAAAACAAATATTGCGGCATAAGCGAAAATTGCGATTCCAAGCACCGAAAGAAACAGCCCAAAAATTACCGATAGAAACTGCCCCATAACCTAACCCCTTAATTTTTCTTATTCCCAACTTAAACCACACCAAGCCGCCTTTTGGCGGTTTTTTATGTGCAGGTGAAACATGGCTACATTAGCGACAAACGTCAGTTTTCAGTGCTTTGGCTTAGATGGCAAACCACTGGCAGGTGGCAAGGTTTACACATACTCAGCAGGAACGACGACCAGTAAAGCTACATATACCACAATGGCTGGAACAGTGGCAAATCCGAACCCAGTCATTCTTGACCAGAACGGAAAGGCTAAAATCTTTCTTGGTGATGGTTCTTATCGCTTGCAGATCAAAGATAGCAACGACGCTTTAATTGATGATATTGATCAGATTTCACGTTATGTCACACAGTCGGAATTTGCAGTATTTCAGCAGACCGTAAATGATGGGGTTTCGCAATTAACCGAAGTTCGTGAGCAGATTGATGTTTTTGTGAATACGTCGATTGGCAACCAGAAAGGCTTTGCGAACGGTATTGCGCCACTCGGTGCAAATGTGAAAGTTGATCCGATTTACTTGCCAACACTCCCGAACACCGCAATTCCACAAGCCACAGAAACAGCATTGGGCGTGGCAAAAATTGCAACAGCCACAATCGCTCAAGCAGGGACGAATGATACTGATACTATCACAGCGAAAAAGTTGCGAGATGCTTTGAATGCAAGTGGTACAGCCCCTGTAGCAGCTTGCCGAGCTTGGGTTAATTTTAGTATAAGTGGGGGTGTTATTACTGTAAAAGGTTCTTTAAATATTACAAGTGTAACGAGAGTTAGTGCAGGTGTTTATACTATTAATTTCAGCAATTCTATGCCAACAGCAAGTTATGCGGTTTTTGTTTCAAACTCAGGAAGCATCGCACTCACATCTAGGGTTAATGCTACTTCTGATACAGCAGAACCAACTATAAAAACTGTAAACTCTGTGCAAGTTGCTGCTAGCGGGACTAGCGCTTTTAGTGATGCTGCAAATATGTCAGTAGGGGTATTTTGTTAATGAAAAAGATTGCATACTTAGACAATGACATTATCGTTACAAGCACGTTGCTAGATGATACTGTTAAAATTGATTTCGATTACATTGATATAACCAACGCTGATATTGATTGCATAGACGCTTGCTACATCGAAGACGGTGAAATCAAAATTAATCAACAAAAATTGATTGAATTTAGCCGTAAAAACATGCCAACCCTAACCCCTATAGAATTTGATATTAAACTTGTTGATGCAGGTCTATATGAGCAAGCTCAAGACTTAGTCTCAAAAGATATTAAGTTAAAGATTGCTTATACAAGAGCAACATTCTTTAGCCGTACCGATCCCTTCATTGAGCAAGCACGAATTGCATTGAATCTTACAGATGAGCAAGTCGATGAAATGTGGACAAGCTAGACCCACTTAATACTCAAATAATCCACAGCAACCCTGATCTTTAATTAGATCGGGGTTTTTTATTACCAAAATTTAGGTGAAATCATGCAAGAAAACGCAATTCCATGGGTCTTAAAAATCTTTCCAGCCGTGATCGGGGCAATTCTTGCACTTGTTCTCAGTGGCGATATTGATGCAAACGGTAAAATTCAGATTTCTTTAGGGGTTATTACAAAGTTTGTATGTAGTGTCACTGTGAGCCTGTACGGTGGTTCGGCTTTCATTGAGCATTACGGTTATTTAAATTCATCAACAATGTTTCAAGGCTTCATTATGTTGATGTTTGCGGTGTTTGGTTTGCTGTTTATCGGTATTGCATATCAGTCAATTGCGCTCTTAAAAGGCAAGTCAATGTCTCAAGTTATCGCTGAAATTAAAGCGGCATTTGTTGCGATTGTTAGCGGAAAGGGTGGTGAACAATGAGCAATTATCCTGAGCTGCCGTGGATAGCTGAGGCACGCAAACACATCGGTTTAAAAGAAGATACAAGCAAATTTGCACATTCACCAACTATTCTAGGTTGGCTAAAGAAATTGGGCGCTTGGTGGATGGAAGATGAGACACCGTGGTGTGGAACCTTCGTAGCTCACTGTCTGCAAACGGCAGGGATTAAATTCCCTAAAGACTGGTACAGAGCATTAGCATACTTAAATGGTGGCAATAAACTCGCCAAGCCAGCTTACGGCTGTGTTGCTGTAAAAACTCGTAAGGGTGGTGGGCATGTCTGCTTTGTCGTTGGTCGAGATAAAAAGACTGGAAAGCTAGTCTGTTTGGGCGGCAATCAGTCAAATATGGTTTGTTATGCTCTATACAACGAAAGCGATTTTGAAGCTTTTATGTGGTATGGGCAAGCTTCTAGTCCAGCGCAACATCGTTATGACTTGCCGATTTTAAGTAATGTTAAAGCTATGACTGTGACTGAATCTTAAATCAAAACGCTCAACTCACCCCTGAAAACGGTAATTATCTGTTTGGGGGTGGGGTTATTTTTAGCTATAACTAGCTATAACTAGCTAAGTTAGCTCTTTCTTCATGTAGAAGTGGTGCATTTTCATATCTTTTAATAAATTTATATTCATACATATAAAAGTAATGCAATTAGTTTACAATGAAAAAAATTTGATAATATGATTAAGTGTTGTAAAACTAAAAACACCAAATCTTCACCAAATTTATTTAAGTAACTAATTTTGTTGGTTTAAATTTATGCTGTATATATTGGTGTAAATGCCCTTATTTTATTTATAATTTTATTATCCAATCTGATAAAAATAAATTAAAAACAATGTGTTGTGTTAATTTTATCTTAATCAAACCTTAATATTAAACACCCATATTTGCACCATAAATACCTTATTTTGCGCATTTTGCGCATAAAATTGATAGAATAAAAAGGAATCTACACCAAATCTGCACCAAGAATGAAGCTGCCAAAACCTATTAAACGTGGTGAGACATATCGCATCACTGTCACATACGAGAAAAAAAGATATTCATGCACAAGGGATACAGAAAAAGAATGTGAGCAATGGGCTGCTCTCAAACTACTAGAGCTTAAAACTGGTAAAGCACAGGAAGAAAGTGGAATTAAGCCACATTATCCATTTTCTCAACTATGTGAAAAATACTATTTAGAAAAAGGCATTAAATTAAAATCAAAGGATGTTATTCGCAATAAACTGGATAATCTCGAAAGGATAGTTGGCGAGCTTGCTACAAAGTCTATCTATGAATTCAAACCAAGTGATATTGTGAATTGGCGTAATAAGCGTTTACTTGAAGTTAAGAGCGGCACTGTTCTATTAGAGTTCTCTATTTTTTCATCAATATTTACTTATGCACAAAAAGAATTGTTTTTAGTAGAGTCTAATGTATGGCAGTCGGTAATTAAGCCAGTAAAGGGAAAGAGTAGAAGTCAGAGAATCTATGAAGCTGATCAAGAAAATATATTAAAACAAGCAAAGTGGGATAAAACTAAGCCGCCAAAGTTTGTAAAGGACTATGTTTGTTGGGCAATGCTTTTTGCTTTAGAAACAGCTATGAGACAGGGTGAAATTTTGTCTATGTCTAAAGAGGATATTAATGAAGGATATGTACATCTTCCAATGACCAAAAATGGTGATTCTCGAAATGTGCCGTTATCCACAGAAGCAAAGCGCTTATTAAAATTATTGAGTGCTGAATCAGGTCTATTACTTCCAGTTAAAGTTAAGACATTCAAGCGCACATGGATCCGTATGCGCGATGAAGCAGGATTGAGTCATATTAACTTTCACGACACAAGACACGAAGCAATCACTAGAATGGTGAGAAATAGAAAACTACCAGTTGAGGTTTTGGCGAAGATAACAGGGCATAAGACAATCAATATTTTGATCAACACTTACTACAATCCGAATGCTCAGGACCTTGTAGAAATGTTTAATAGTAGTGAGAGCTAATTAGCTCTCTTTCTACCACGTTTATTTGTTTCATTTCGAGTTAAAATTTGGCGTGCTAGTTCAGGATTGTACATATGCTTGCCACTAGTGCCTTGATTAATCGCAATCAGTTTTGCCCGTACTGTTGAAATACTCAAATTGTACAACTTTGCCAATTCAGCAGCACTGACCAACTCTTGTTTTTCTTGCTCAAGCTTGGTGACGATTGCGCCACCAAGATTTTGACCAAGTAGAATCTGAGGGGGAGTGTCAGATTCTACAGTGATAGTGTATTTAAATGCTCCCATTCACCCCTCCGTATCCGCTTTTGGTTCTAAAACAACACCATCATAAGTTCCATCACCACCGCAGTTGAGACAATGAGTATAAACTCCTAAACCATCACCATCGGGGCTAAAGTTCTCAGGGATTTCACCAGTAAATTCAGTGCTTCCTAAAATGCCATCTTTGTGCGTATGCGGTCCTAAACCATAATAAGGAAAAACACACTCACCATTACCATCATCACAATATTCGCAAGTTTTGATTTTTTGATTACTCATTTCCCACCCCTTGCTGCATTAACAGCATCATCAGACAGATCAAATACTTGACGCAATGCTGCGACTACTTGTTTAACTTCTTCTTCTGTGCGCCACCAGTAAAGAGGAACCTCATCTACTTTATCAAGAACAACTAGGCTGTATTCTTCTGGCTCAAGACTATTCAATATGTACATCGCATCTCCATATTGGTAATCCTTTCCACAACACGGAACCTCAATTCCATTTATTGTGATGGTGAGTGGTTTTAGGCGGAATTGAACATCATGGTCAATTAGAATTTCTAATGGCTGCTGTTTTGCGCTTAACGGTCTCCATAGATTACTACCACATTTAAACTCAACATCTTTCCCATCTGCCAAAGCTCGTAAAGCATCAGCCCCACTGATTAGATTAGTCATTGGCTTGCTCCTGTGCTTCCATGCGCTCAATAATTGCTTGATTCACAAACTCACTGTATAGGCTGTAAGGTAGGTAGGCTTCACCCTCGTAGCACTGGCGCACAGCTTTAATCATGCGCTCACTTGGTACCATTGGCACAACTACAAATCCCTCAGGAACCGCTTGGGCTTTGGCTGCTTGCTCAATAGCATTTGCGAAGTCGTAAACATAAGCATTTAAATCCATGCTTCCGTCTGCTTGCTCTTTCAATTTAAAACCGTTTGCCAGAGCTAATTCTTTAACTTTCTGAATATCCATCACGCCACCTCAACTTGCTAAAGGGTTTTGTTGTAAAAGACTGAAAATCTTGTCGTAAAAAGAAGCGTGAGTTTCAAACACTTCATTCCCAATACGCACGAAAGTTATATCCACAGTCCTTACTAAAATCGCACCATCAAAAATAATAGCCTTTGTTTTATCACCCTCAAAAACAGAAGCGCTTGCTTGTGGATTCGCATCAAGAAACTCTAAAAACTTTTCACCAACTTCCATTACGCCACCATCTGATAACTAAGCTGATTCATTTTTGCCATGCCACGCATACGCAACTGATCAATGTAATTTTTGTCTCGGTTTAAATAAGCACGGCAGAATGATAAGAACCTTTTTTGGCAAATATCATTCATTGCGAAGCCTTGCTCTGTTTCAACCATTGAAATTTTTGCAACTTCATTGCCACGCTTCATGACAAGAAAGTTCTTTTTAGTGCAAGGGTAAAATCCGTTTTCAGCCATCCAAACCGTGAATGGAAATGTTAAAGAATCAGGGATATTTTTCACCATGTCACACCCACCATGACTGCAAGCACAGTCAAAATTAAAATCCCAAGTTTGAGTTCGGTCATGCTGCCACCTTTCCTTTGCTACGCTCAGCAAATAGCTGCTCATAGTAGTTTTGACAGTGCGGAATCTTGTCTTTGATCTTCTGGATAACCGATTCATCACGCTCAATAGTCACAGTCGTCTTGCGCTCTCGAATATCAATTGCTTCGACAAGATGAACCAACTGATCTATGTCATCCCAATCTTTTAAAAGTTCAGGCGGGCAAGGGAATAACCAAAAATCAACTTCTGCAACTTCGCAATCGTAAAGCCACATATACGCCTGCATCTGAACGTCATATCCTGCCTTTTTAACTTTCTCCATTGCTTCATCTTGGAAAAATGGATGTGTGCCAATATCCCAAGTGACTTTGGTGTCGATAATGAGCTTTCGCTCAAGATCAAGCACATCACACTCGCCAGTGATTAACTCATTTTCAACACGACCAACGTGTTTTTGATAGTTGCGAAAACGCATCTTGCCCGACATTTCGATTGCTAAATCTTCTAGCAAGTTACCTTTTGCTGTGTACTGATTGCCCGTGAATGAGCGAAAGCCGTATAGGTCCTCTTTCACAATGTCACGGATAGCCGATTTTGCCGTGTCGCTGATGACAGCCGCTTTAGAGCGACCATCACCAATTAATTTATGTAGAGAAGAACAGCGGAATAGTTTCATAAGTCACCCTTAGCTTTCTTTTTGGTTAGCTCGTGCCAATCAAGCAACTCTTGATAGTCAAAGTACACAGATGATTGGCTAGAATCCCCATCTTTAATTGGTTTAGGAAAATCAGCGTCACGCTCAATAATGTTTAAGAGTGTTTGGCGGCTAACATCAAGTAATTCGCATGTGGTTTTTTGGCTAACACGAATAGGGTTTGCTTTGACAAATTTCACCTTCTCCATCACTGAGCCTCCACCGCTACACGCTGAGCATCTGTTAGCGAATACCCATCTAAGATATAAGCCTTGTCGATTGCGCCAACATTCAACTGTTCTAGTGCTGCATTAAACTCATCATCATTCAGCGTTGGTTTTGGTGCTTCCAAGTCTGCAATTGATTCTTGGTGGTCGATGTAGTCAAACTCATCTTTATCCACATCACGAATGATTGCCTGGTCTGCCATTTGTGCTTTTTGCATATCAATCGAAAGGGGTGCTTGCTTCGACAAAAGCAGCTTTAAGACTGTTTTGAGTGCCATTGCTTCAAACTGATCTTTCCACACGCCATAACCTTTTTTGGCTGTTTGGCTGTACTTATTGGCATGTTTCATTACTTCTTCTTTACTCATGTAAAGTTCAGCAGTGAAGCCGTTAATCAGCTTGAAAAACGCCACATATCCAATCGGCTCACCGCTTGGTTTGACTGACCAATCAAACTCATAACCAAGCAAAGGATTTTCGCTAATCAACTGCCCGTTATAGACTGGTGTTGCAGCAATGCGGCTGAACTGACCAGAGCGTTGTGCAAGCTGAATGTATCCCTTGTAACCAAGTTGAAATTGAGCCTCAATCTTGTTTTCCTTGTTGTTTTTAAAAGGAACGATATAAGCAAAACCAAGATTGTTATTGATTGGTAGATTCAGTGTTGCAGCCATACATGCAGCACTAAAAATAGTTTGTGGGTCGGCATTTACCAGCATCGAGTTGCTGTTCACGATCTGCAATACAGACGTTGCAAAAGCAGGGGCATTCTTGCCAACAAGTTCTTTTAACTTTTCCTGAACCATTGGTTTTGCGAAAAAGTCTTTAGCGTTATGTTTCACTGGTGCATTCATCTCTATTCTCCGAGCAAATATCTGCACAATTTCCTTACTTTTTGGATAAATTGCGCAGATTTGTTCTCATTAGGCTGCTAAAACTTGATCGGCTTGTTCTTCTGCGAAGTATTCAAGCTGCTTGTTTAATTCTGTGACTTGGCTTTCAGTAAGAGTGATACGCAAGCCGTTTGGAATATCCGTATTGTCGTTATCAACCACAAGAACAAAGGTTTCTTCATCAACTACAAGCTGCTCGTAGTCTTGATTGCAGTAATCTTCGTACTGGTAGTTAGAGCCATACTGGCTAGGGATATAAGAAACTTTGCGTGATTTATTGACTACATCAGCAGTCATAGAGCATTGGATTACGATGCATCCATATTTCAATTCAAATGAAACAACTGAACCATCAACTTCAACATCACTTGCCACTTCAAACTTAGGTAGTTGAGGGCAGAACAACTCAGGTTTAGACATCATGTTCATTCCACACCCCCAACACGAGCTTTCATTTCCACAACTTCGCCTTTTTCTAATTGCTGAATAATGGCTTGCGTCTCAATGTCTTTCTTCGCCTGGTAGTAGCTCGCAACGTGTAGAGTGATACCGATGATTGAGATGCAAATTGCAAAGACCGCAAGAATGCAGATTGATTGAAAGCACACCATTTTGAATGATGTATAGCGCTTGTTGTTTTGACGCTTGATAGATTCAGCGATGAACTCACGTTCCGCTAAAATCCCAACAGATTTGACCAAATTGGTTTTTGTGTTCATACTTCATTTACTCACTGAGTAAGCCCTGCATCTGCCAAGATAGTTCAGGGCTTTTTGTTGTTTGTGAGATAAATATCGCATTTCCGATATTGGTAGTCAATAGGGAATCCGATATTTTTATAGAAATACCGATTTTTTATGTTTTAATAGACAAAAGAAAACCTGCATAAGGCAGGTTGTATGGAGTTTGTTATGAGTGAGAATATTGCAGTAATACCAAAAGGCACTAAAGTTAAAATTATGGGTTGTTCTTATACTCTAATGGAAGATGTCAAAGTAGATGGAATACAAATCTACCTTGACCAAGTATTAAAAGCTCAAAAAGACTTTGAGAATGGGATTGGGTTGGTTGGCGAACATCCCACAGATAAATTGGTGCGAGGCGCCTTATCATCAATGACTATATCTAATGCTATTTCGGGATCAGGTTTGAAAATTCTTCCAGCACCTGCTCGCATCGAAATCGTTGATAATCTGGTGTCTGAACTTCAGAAGCTCTCTGATGATATTGCTGTTGAAAGTCCTCAAGCTTCTGTTTTAACTGTTCTGGATGCGGGTGCGTTTCTATTAAAGCTTTTACAGCAACGTTAATTGCAGTAACTTCACCTTGAAGCAATAAAATAACGTTGATTATGTTTAAATCTAGCTGATTATCCATCTTGTTTTCTCCACCCGATCTGTTGTTAAGGCTGTGTCGGGTTCACAGTTTTTTAACTTTTTCTAACACGCTTTGGTCGTGAACCGCCTAACGGTCTAAATGCATCAATTACCAATCCAACCAATTCCATGCCTTCTTCAAACTCAATAATGTTTGGCTGAAAATTCGGGTTTAGCGCCTGCAAATATTTTCTTTCGTCACTTTCAATCACAAGTTTCTTGAATGTTGCGTCTGAATTACTACGCACAACCACAAGATCTTCCGAGATCAAATCACACACCTGGTAACTTGGGTTTACAAGGATGTAATCACCATCAACATAAATAGGAGCGTTACTAACACCTACAACTCTTAGATAAAAACAATCATCTGGATCATCTGCGCTTAATGGTGGCAACCATTCATTTATATTTTTAGGATCAATAGCTTCTACTGATGTCATTGTTCCAGCCTGAACCCAAGACAAAACAGGGATTAATTTAGAACTAACAGGGGCAATATTGTTATCAAGTAAGTTATTTACACCCTTTTTTAGTTCTTCTGCGGTTACACCAAGTGCGTTTGCTAACTCAAGAATAGATCCAGTAGATTTTGCATTACCTGTTTCTAAGTCAGATATAACAGACTGGTTGACTCCAGATTTTTGAGCCAATTCTTTCTGAGTCATCTTTTTAGCTTTGCGTATCTTTTTTAAATTTTCACCAAGAGTAGCCATGCGCTTCTCCTTTATAACCATTATCGGAATTGTGATACAAAACCCAATCGGTTTGGCTATTGTATAAATATCGGAAAGCCTATATATTTGTAAGAAATATAGGAGGTGTTCTATGAGCCAGTGGCAAAAAATGATTATTGATTTGAAGGAGCAGGGATTAACCCAAACCCAAATCGCTACTGAGATTAATTGCTCTCAAAACTATGTAAGCAATCTTGAAAACGGCTTATGCGGCAAAAGGATTGGGTATGACTTAGGTAAAAGATTGGAGCGCCTATGGAAAAAACACTGTCCACATAGTCCAGCAGCATAGGTGAGCAAATGGGAGTCGATGATTTGAAAGAAGCAATCGAAAAAGGGTATTTGGGCGGGAAATACACCGTTCCGAAAACCATCAAATTTACACATGAAATGCTTGATGCAATCGCTGTTGCCAGTGAAACCAACGAGCAAGATACGTGTAGCTGGATGCGTGAAGTCATAGCGAAAGCCCTACTAGCTGAGGATGCTAAGTATGAGCGTATGGCAAGAGCGCGTAATCGGTCAAAGTGTACTTTGGGCACTTTGGTACACCAAAAAGAAAGCCCAGTGGGTGCAACCACTGAGCCTGACGTTCAATAAGGAGATAACCAAGATGAACCATCAAATATTAGCAGACATTGAACTAAATCGAAAGATTAGTTTGTTTCAAAAAGCGGTTGAGGCTTATGCGCTTAATCGGACACTCGAAAATTCCCAAGCAGCAGCAAAAGCTAAAGCTGACTTGGCTTGTTTTGTGTGGGGTGGCTGATGAGTGCGTTAAAACAAGCTGAGATTATTCCAATCTCAAAAGGTAAGGGCAATATGACAGATAAGTTTGAGGAAGGTCATGTCCGCTCAAGTTGGCAGTACAGACGTGATGTATATCCATTCTTATCTGATGCAGCTCGCCATGTCTATTTCATGCTTGAGGGCTATATCAACGGGTTTAACAAAGAATCTGACTTTGTTAGCTACTCGCAGATTCAAGAAGAAAAGCGTCACAAAGACAATCCAAAAGCAAGAAAATCTAGCTCAAAAACTGTTGGTAAAGGGCTTGAGGAATTAATTTCATTAGGTGTTATCAGTGTTATTTCTACACATCCAAAATTAGGAAATCAGTACAAAATTAATGAAGTTTCACTAGCTGACCACTTTACTAAGGAAAGTACTTCACCTAGTACAGCACTTTACCTAGTAAAGCACGACCACTTTACTAAGGAAAGTACTTCACCTAGTACAGCACTTTACCTAGTAAAGCACGACCACTTTACTAAGGAAAGTACTAGCACTTTACCTAGTAAAGACACAATAGATAATACTTATAGAAATATTTATAGAGAGAGTGACGCTCAACAAAATCCAGTCGATGAAGTTTTAAAAATTTGGCAACCAGATTTACATTCTCTAAATTCTTGGTTACAGCGTTCTGGATTACCAAAAATCACTCAAGACCAAGCTGAAGAAATTTTGCTTGAAATCAATCCTCACTACGAAAGCAAAATTCACACTGGTGCAGTGACCACCACTCAGATGTATTCAAATTTTGTGAAGTGGATTAAGCGTGATTTCAAACTTACTGAAAAACTATTCAAACAAGCTGCTCAAGATAATACCCAAGTTATCAATCCTGAAAATTTTCAAGCTGACATGGGGGATTGGTAATGAGTCATATTCATAATATCCCGATGGAACAAGCTGTTCTTACAGCATTGATGACAGTTGCAAACTCGTTTGATGTGGTGAGCAATGATCTTGATGCTGATTGCTTCTTTCCTGAAAGACACAAGCAAATCTTCACAGCAATTGCAGAACTGGCGAATGATAACAAGCCTTACGATTTCGTAATGGTTGAGCAGCAACTCAAACAGAAAAACGTAATTCACTTGATGGGTGGTTCTGAGTACCTACTGCAAATGAGTAGTGAAGCGCCTTCGAGTTTCTACAACCTTGAGTCTTATACGGCTGAATTAAACAAATTCAAAGCTCATCGTGAAGTTGAGAAGATGGGTGAGAGTATTACTCAAATTTCTCAAGACCTAACCATTCCAGATATTCATATTGCAGCCGAAGCGATTCTTGATGGAAAGAAAACTGGAATTGATGCAGAGAAATCTAGCTTTACTTTTGAGGAAGCAATCAAGCGTTCTGTAGATCGATTGATTCAAAAAGCAGAAGCTAAAGCGAACAAGCAATACACGGGTGTTAAATTTAATCTAACCCACTTGGATAACTTGGTTGGATTAATTCAGAAAGGTCATTTTTGTGTGATTGGTGGTAGACCAGGTTCAGGTAAATCAACACTGGCTCAAATGGTCGCTATTCAAACCGCTGTTCAGTTTCGTGAAGCTGTTTTGGTTGTATCAGCTGAAATGGATGTTGAGACGTTCACTAACCGTTGTATATCAGCTTTAACACATATTCCTTATGACAATATTCACAATGCTGAATTGTATGACGGCATGTTGGGACAGTTTGCAGAAGCTCAAAAGAGATTCAACAAATTACCAATTCACATTGAAGACAAGCAGAAACCAACGATTGCAGAAATCCACTCATACGCTCGTAAAGCAAAGCGCAAATACAAGCAGCTTGGTTGCATCATCATTGATTACTTGCAGCTTGTGCGAGATCCAAGCAAGAAAGACCGCTATCAAGAAGTCAGTTCAATCAGCCGTGATTTAAAAGCACTAGCGAAAGAGTTCAATTGCCCAGTGATTGCATTGGCTCAATTAAACCGTGAATCAGAGAAAGGTAAGCGCCCTAAGGCTTCTGATCTCAAAGAATCGGGTCAAATTGAACAAGATGCAGATCAAATCATTTTAGCTCATCCAATTCTTAACTCGGAAGATGAGTTACCTAGCGGCATTACAGAAATCATCGTTGCTAAAAATCGACATGGCAAACGAGGCGTAGTTCGAGTTATGGACCGTTTAGATATTTGTCGCTTCGTTGGTATTAGTGAAGAAGTGGGAGGTGCAGCGTGACCAGGCTCGAATATTTATCACAGTTTAGCAATGCGGTACTCACTCCTGAATTGAACACTTGCGAAACACCAAAACCAAAACATGAGTTGCGCTGGGCAGATGAATTTGAGTTTCGTAAAAACTGGTGCAAGCAGCAAATTGAATTGATCGGTGAATTTGGTGCGGTGTTAGGGGGTGCAGCGTGAAAAGTGGCAGACCATTTGATAAAGACGCATTTGAAAACAGATTTCAAATCTTAGTTTATGCAGCTCACCCCAATAGCTTTAGAGTTTCTGATGTGGCTTTAGATGTTGTAAATGCAAGCAATAACGCAATTAGAAACTACTTAAAAGATTTGATGCAGCTTGGGTATATAGAGCGATTCACGATTTATGACTATCGAGCTACTGAGTTGGCAAAAGGCATATTTGGCGTAGCAAAAAGAGATATTAAAAAAGGAGCAGCAGCATGACTCCAACACTAACCGAAGTTCGCACAGCTTTGCAGAATCTAGCAGCGAAGAAAGGGCGTCCTGATTATGAGTTATGCACTGCTAAAGCAGTAAAGCGTGCGCTAGAGAACGGAACAGAGCATCACTTATCTGCTGGCCCACACGGTGAACATGGAAAGCTAATTAAATTTCCAGAACGTACACATCTTTTAGATGTTAAGAAAAAAGCAGCCGAAATTATTATTAATGCTTATAAACATGGTGATTGGTACTTCCACTTAAGAGACGCTAGCAACGGTGAGGGGTGTAGGGAATGTGCTGTAACTGAAAAGATTTTGGAGCAAAGCCAATGAACGCGATCCAATTCATAAAAGAACACGGTGTTGATAAGGCGAGGAAAGTTATTGATGGTGCGCCTAAATGGGCAATGAGCATAAATTTCAATAATGGCATGTATTACTCACGGATGGAGCATAAGAAAGGCGATACATTTCTTTATGACATCAAGCGCCTAATTGAGAGCGTAGATTTAGTTGAGTCACTTAATGGCGTGGAAACGGCTAAAAGATACTTAGAAGAAAATGTGGAGTGTTCTGATTCTGATCGTTTAAAACAAGCCATCGCAGACTACGAAAGCATTGGAGGCGAGCATGTTTAAGGTTGGGGATTTAGGCAGGAAACGAGCTAAGACAAAAGAGCTTCCAGACTTGAATTACTTAAAATCATTAATTCAATACTGTCCTAATACTGGGAATATTTGGTGGATTGATACTGAACATGTAAGCAAGAAATTACGAGGTCAATTGGCTAATTCATACTTCAAGAGTACGGGGTATAAGCGGATTTGTATTGATAAGAAAATATACTGCCAACATAGAATTGCATGGCTATTTGGTCACGGGAAAGAGCCTGTTGGAATGATTGATCACATCAATGGAATTCGTGATGACAATAGGCTTGAAAATCTTAGGGATGTTTCTAATTCTGTTAATGGGCAAAACAAAAAAATAGCTATGAGTAGTAATCGGATTGGTGTGCTGGGTGTGCGCTATCGCAAGAGTCGTATTAGCAAGCCATACGAAGCATGTATCAAAGTAAATGGCAAAAACAAGTATCTAGGAAATTATTCGACACCTGAAGAAGCCCATCAGGCTTATTTGACAGCCAAAAGAGAACTGCACGAGGGTTGCACAATATGAAGGCAAATAAAGAAGCAGCAGGGCATCGTATGGACCATTTTGTTGACGCCAACAATATGGTTGATGCTAATGCAGGTGTAACGGTTATAACACCAAAAGGAACTAGCAAAGTCAAAGGTGGTATGGCTGCATTTGTTGACATGGGCGATGACGCCCACATTGAAAACCATGTTAGTCCGCTTTGCAAAATTGGGGGTGAAGTGATGAGAAGTGAATTTATTGCTGATGTTGAGCAACAGTACGAGTTGTACTGCAAAATCGCAGAAGAACACGGATTTATTGATCTTAATGCTAAGAAAAACGGCTTTCGGTGCACAACAAAATCAAATGAATTTAATGCTGGGTGGGTTGCGTTTACTGGTGCTATTGCAGCGATGCGAGAAGATCAAAAATCAAAAATTGATGAGCTGCAAAAGAGGGTGGATTCCATTCTAAAAGTAGTTCAATCAATGCGAAATGAAGTTAAGCATGGTCACTTGTCAGAAGATGAATCTCAAACTCTAACCAGTTACGCGAATGATTTAGAGCAAGCGCTCAAGGGTGGTGGAGAATGAGACTAAGCAGGCTATCACTAGCAATGTTAATTGCACAGCCACAACCGCCAATTAAAGGGTTTTATCTACCTGATGCGAGGTTGAACCAATGACCACATTCAAAGAGGCCCAAAGAATCAGATCAAAACCTGTGGCGCGTTCAGGCGTGCCACGAAAGTTTGGTAAGACGGTCAGCAAAGGTGAAGCTCTATTAGAGAATCACCTCAATGCCTTAAAGATTCCATTCACTAAAGAGTTTCGTTTTCATCCTGATCGTAAGTGGCAAGCAGATTTCAGAATTGATGATATGCCTATCCTGGTTGAAGTTGAAGGTGGTGTTTTTAGCAATGGTCGTCACACAAGAGGCGAGGGCTACACAAAAGACTGTGAGAAGTACTCAGTAGCAGCAGTGAATGGCTGGTTCGTGATTCGTGGTACTACAGCACAGATTAAAGATTGATTGGTGATTCAGTGGATTGAGAAGCTTATTAAACGGTTGAGGGGTGGGTAAGAGTGTGAATGCTGCGGTAGTAAAAGACAAATTATCAAATCTTGAATGGGTTGGGCAGCAGATGAGAGCTAAAACAGCAAGCCACGAGGCTTTAATAATGTCGACTGGCGAGAAAGCTCCAACTTGGGAGGAGCGTTGTGGGGCTATTGCATCAATTGAAGATCAAGCGACTAAGGCGTATTGTGAATTACTTGTATGGGGTGATTATCGTGATAACACCCTTGCATACCGAACTTTAGAAACACATTTGGCAAATTTATTGCTAACACAACTTAAAAAAGAAGTTAAAAGGGTTAGATTTAATTTAGAATCCTTTGCCTTAAAAATTGCAAAGATGACTTTGTTCTTAAATCTGAGAGATGTTAATTTTAATACAGAACAAAAATTAAAATTTTTTAGCATAATTGAAGTCAAGCCGCGAACATATCGAGAGCATTACGCATATCTTGAGATTATGGTGGCTATCGCTCTTGAGGACATGCAAGACGAAATAGATTTTTATATTGATATGTACAGGAAAAATATTAGAAATTCTTAATTGACAATAAACCCCCATGCAAGATACAGTATTTCTATACTGGTCGTACTACACAGTAAAGTGACCAACTGATTAAAGCTCATCGAAAGGTGGGCTTTTTTGTTGTCTATAGAAAAATAAAGGGTCGCTATGGACGGAGAAGAACTCAAGCAAATTGAAGAAGATTGTCAGCGGTTTAGAAACACGGTTAGCACAGTGCTGTATTTAGTGCCGATATTCTTTATGGCGTATGTGGTTTGGTGTAATTGGTGAAGTATGGACCTAATCGAAGCAAAGAAGAATCTTGAATCATTGCATCAAGACAAAGAAAAATTGAAAAGTCTTAATCATCTCAATTCAACATTCCAGTTTAAGCAAGCATGTCAGCAACGCATTCATGACATAGACAAGAACATCAACAATATTCAACACAGTATCAAGCGATATGCGAGACCCTAAGAGACTAGCAGCAATTAGAAAGCTGCCTTGCATTAAATGTGGTCAGAGTCCAAGTCAAGCAGCACATTCAAATTTTGGCGAACACGGTAAAGGCAAAGGAATCAAAGCAGATGATAAATACACAATTCCGTTGTGTCATTCTTGCCATTGTTGGTTCGATGGGTACTTTCAGCTAACAAGAGAAGAATCAAAAGAATGGTTCACAAAGATGCTAGAAAAGACTGAGTTGATGATTAATCTTAATAATGAAGAAATATTTTAAGGGTTTCGTTTTTAATGTATCCCTTTGAGCTATCCGATATTTCCAGATAACTGAGGTGAGCATGAAAACAGCAGTGTTCACAATCAAAGACCACTCTGATATTGGTAAAACGATTAACTATCTGCATAACAACTACACTCAAGCTAATTTTGAGAATAAGCCGCTTGTTGTTGAGATTAGACCAGAAACTAGAGATAGATCGAAAGCTCAAAACCGTTTGTATTGGAAATGGCTTCATGAGATTCACAGAAAAACAGGTAATGACGAAGATCAATTGCACTTTGAGTTTAAGAAGAAGTTTCTAATCGGCATATTGAAGCGTGACGACAA